CTTCCCAATTCTTGGGGTCAGCAGTGGTTGTAGCAGAGGTTTTGGCACTAGTTCCAGGACCAGCGACAGCCTTCCCAGCGTTCTTGAGAGCAATGGATTGGCTCTGACTCCTCCTCATGCGATCCATGGCATTTTCGTGGCTGTAGCGGTTCTTTTCAATCCAATTGGTATGGGCTTGGGCCATCATTTGCTTGTTCATCTCGAACTGCCTCTCATGCTGAATAGCATTGTTGACTCCACCAAGTGCACCACTGAGGGCACCCATCCCAATGGCAAGACCAAGGCCCTCAAATTGGGCTGGAGGGGGGGAAACTTTCTGCTCTGTGGTCTTGTAGGCCTTCGGGATTCTGCCAGTGATGTAGGCTCCACAGTGTCTTGAAATGTACTTCCCGTTGAGAGCAGTCCTGGAGACAAAGAGTCTATCCATAGCAAGCGTTGCAGGCCACATGTTGGTGTCAATCCTGGCATTGATGAAGTAGTTCCATGCCGTGTCCTTTCCAATCCCATATGCAACATTCGATTTGGTGAAGAGACCCATACGGTTTGCAACAAGGTATCCAAGAGTTGATCCGTCAGATGATCGGACCTCATACACAATGGATGCAGCACGTGGGTTTTGCTCAAAATATCTCTGAAGCTGGGTGTCAAAGATCATCTCGTCTTGACCAGGGATCATGGTAGAGCCAATAGCCCCCGGCAAGACTCCTGGGATTGTCTCTTCACCACGAACGATTTGGACTCGTTGGTAGCCAGAGGGCACGTTGATGTCCTGTGTGTCCACGGTCTGGGTGCAAAGGCGTGGCCCATAGACAAGAGGGGTCAAATTGTCTGTCTTTGGATATTGCCAACTGTCCATGGTATCAACAATTGGAAAACAGTTTGAACGCTCGGTGGGCTGGTCGTTATCATGGTAAACCTGTTTGACCTCACATCGTCCAGTGATGACCTCATTCCAAGCAGGAAAATTGGGGAAGTCGGTGTTATGGAAGACAGGGTTAACATCAGCCTGATGTTTGATGAGGCTGGGGTCAGCTGTGACATCAGGCCAAACTTTTCCATCTGGGTCACTCCTGGTGTATTTCACCCTAAGCCAACTGTCTACCTCATCAAAGGCCTGTCCCTCATATTGGATTGGGTTGGTGACTTGGAGACCGTAGTTGTTGTAGGTGAATGGATCATCAGTCGATGGTTGACTGATGAATGTTGACCTTCCAGGGCGGCTCTCAAACCTGCCGGGGTCATCGGATTGAATGGTGCCTGTGTATTCACCCTGCTCTGGATATTCACCATTCCGGGTGGCATAACCGTGACCCTCAGAGGAGATGGCTTTGGATTGTCCGTGGGCGACACTGAAGTCAAATTCCATCTCAACATCGGATGAAGCCCTGAAGTTCTCGACATAGTGGGATCTCGCTGGAATACCACCGGCGGTCGAATCAGAGCTCGGGCGGATGTGGGTTGTGCGGCCCTCAGTGACAAGATATGAATCCTTGTCGACAAAGAGTGGAGGGATGGGAATGGATTTCTCCTCGTCATCCATGTCAACTTTGAAGTAGTAGGCATCATCACCCGGCTTGTAGTAGAATCTCATCGTGAGTGGAATCTGGGTTGCAAGCAGGTTCTGGAGGTCGGTGGCAGCGAAAATGACAATCTTGCCGTAGTTCATGTCCACATTCCTCTTGTCAATGTGCATTTTTGGCGTGTCTGTTGCATTTCCTGGGTAAAAGTGGAGGCAGCCGACACCAGTCTGGTTGATCTTGACTTCCACTGGGTTCAGGAAGGCCAAGTTTTGTTCATTGATCTCCATGTTC